CACTCTCCGCGACGCGCAGCGGACGCTCGGGCTCGCCGCCAAGGGCGCGGGCCGCGAGGGCGCGATCTACGCGGGGCTCGAGGCGCTCGCGGCGGAGCTTCTCGGCCGGGAGTGGAGGCGCGAGGACGGCGCGTTCCTCAAGATCGAGCGCGGCCTTGTCGACGCCAACTGGGGAACCTCGACCGATGTGGTCTACCAGTTCTGCCGCCAGAGCGCACACGCGGCGGTACTCCTGCCCTGTCACGGCCGCTTCGTGGGCGCGTCGTCGATCCCGTTCTCCGAGTACCGGCGCAAGCGCGGCGACCGCGTCGGCCACAACTGGCGCATCCCGAACGTCCACGGACGCCGGGCGATCCGGCACGTGCTCTTCGACTCGAACTACTGGAAGAGCTTCATCCACGCCAGGCTCGCCGTGGCGATGGGGGACCGGGGCTGCCTGTCGCTCTTTGGCGACCGGGCCGAGTCGCATCGACTGTTGGCCGAGCACTTGACCGCCGAGTATCGGGTCAAGACGGAAGGACGCGGCCGCACGGTGGACGAATGGAAGTTGCGCCCCGAACGAAGTGATAACCACTGGTTCGACTGCATGGTTGGCTGTGCCGTGGCCGCGTCGATCCAGGGCGCGGTGTTGATCGGCACCGATGGCGGGCGCACGTCCAGGAAAAGGGTCAGCTTCGCGGATTGGCAACGGAGGAAACGATGACGACCATGCCTGCGATTCCCAAATGCCGAGGCATCTGTTGTCCGAAATGCGGCTGCCGAGACCTCCGCGTAGTTTTTACTCGTCAACGACCACAAAGAACCGTGCGCGTTCGAGAATGTCGGTGTTGCCAACAAAGGGTGAGAACTTATGAACACATTGCCAATGGAATTCCATCTCGACGCGCTCTGAGAGAGGATTGATCCGATTGTGAGATGAGTACAGCGGCTGTACTCTTTCTTCCGCAATTCCGTCGATTTTTCCCAAATGGCACTTTCGCTGGCGTATGTATCCTTTAGGCGACCATTCGATGCCATCACAAAAAGAGTAGTACATGGCCGACAACCTCGACGATGCCATTCGTCAGAACGCGCAGGGGCCAGCGAAGGTTACGGGAGATGCCGGTAGCATCGACCAGCATCCTCTGACCGAACAAATCGAGGCCGCGCGTTTCTTGGCTGCCCAGGAAGCGACGAAGCTAAAACTTCGGGGCCTTCGCTTCAACAAATTGGTTCCACCCGGAGCCACTTAGTTCTCGGTTTGGCGAGGCCAGGCAGGGCTAGGCCGGGCTCGGCGCGGCTCGGCATTGCTGGGCATCGCGTTCCAAAGCAAGGTTCGCCCGTTTATTCGATCCAAGGAAAACATGTTCCATTGGTTGACCAATCTGTTCGCCCAGCGTGCGCGCTATGCGCCTGGCCGGCCCGTTCGATGGCTTCGTGCCCGCTATGACTCGGCGGCGACCACGAACGACAACCGCCGACACTGGGCCAACGCCGATGGCCTGTCGGCGAATGCCGCCAACAGTCCTGAAGTCCGGCGGGTCTTGCGCAATCGGGCACGCTACGAAGTTGCCAACAACAGCTACGCACGCGGCATCGTCTTGACCCTTGCCAATGACGTGATTGGAACCGGACCGCGCTTGCAAATGCTCACGTCGAACCCGGCTGCCAATGACCGGATCGAGAACGAGTTCATGACCTGGGCCAAGGCGGTGCGTTTCGCGGACAAGTTGCGGACGATGCGCATGGCGCGGGCGCAAGATGGCGAGGCATTCGCCATGCTGACCAGCAATCCGCGTCTGTCAGCGTCCGTGCAGCTCGACTTGCGTTTGTTGGAAGCGGACCAGGTTGCGACGCCGGATTTCTCACCACGGAATCCCAACGCCGTGGACGGCCTGGTATTCGATCCCTTTGGCAATGCGGTCGAGTATCACGTTCTCAGGGAACACCCTGGCGAAACGACCCGCCTCAACCTCGACTTCGACCGCATCCCCGCCGAGATGATGCTGCACTGGTTTCGGGCCGACCGCCCCGGCCAGGCGCGCGGTATTCCGGACATCATGCCCGCGCTTCCCCTGTTCGCGCAACTGCGACGGTTCACACTGGCCGTCCTTGCCGCCGCCGAGACCGCCGCCGACTTCGCGGGCATCCTTTATACCGACGCTCCCGCCAATGGAGAAGCGGACGCCGCGGAACCGTTCGAGCCAATCGAGCTGGAACAGCGGGCACTCGTCACCATGCCCGGCGGCTGGAAGATGAGCCAGCTGGAAGCCGAGCAACCCTCGACGACCTACGGCGAATTCAAGCACGAAATCCTGAATGAAATTGCCCGGTGCTTGAACATGCCTTACAACGTCGCGGCTGGAAACAGCTCGGGTTACAACTACGCTTCGGGCCGTCTCGACCACCAGACCTATTTCAAGGCCATTCGCGTCGAACAAGCACACCTGGAATGTGTCGTCCTGGACCGTGTTCTGGCCGCCTGGCTGGACGAAGCGGCCCTGATTCCTGGCTTGTTCCCCGCCGACATCGGCCCCATTGCCGACTGGGGGCACCAATGGTTCTGGGATGGCCACGAACACGTCGATCCCACCAAGGAAGCCCAGGCGCAAACCATGCGACTGGCCAACCACACGACGACCCTGGCCCATGAGTACGCGCGCCAGGGAATGGACTGGGAAGAGGCCCTGCGGCAGCGCGCCAAAGAACAAGCCCTGATGCAAGAACTTGGCCTGTCGGTCGCGAACGCACCGTCCACAAGCGAGCAGGAAGAGGAATCCGATCATGACGAAGCCGAACGCGAACAACGCGCAGCCTGAAGGGTGCGTCCTGAACTTGCTGGCATCCGCCGTGGAGTTGGAGGCCGTCTCCGCCAACGGTGATGCAAAGGCGCTGCGGCGATTCACGATGACCGCCTACACGGGCGGTGCGATGCCCCTGGCTGGCTGGCGTTATCCCGTCGTCGTCGATCTACAAGGACTGCAAGTCGGCCGACAGCGGCGTCCCATCCTGCTCGACCACACCCGCGACGTGGACTTCGTGATGGGGCAGACCGACTCCATCGCCGTGATGAACGACCAGCTCATCGTCGCCGGTCAGGTCATGGGGGACTCGCCGAAAGCCAAGCAGGTGATCGCGTTGAACGACCGTGGTTTTTCCTGGCAAGCATCCATCGGCGCGCGGGCCGAGCAAGTCGAGTTCGTGCCGGAAGGCAAGACCTCGCAAGCCAACGGCCGGGAGTTCCCTGGGCCAGTGAACATCGCCCGGCGGGCCACGCTTGGAGAAGTCAGCTTCGTGGTCCTTGGTGCCGACGAAAACACGTCCGCCCAGATTGCCGCCAGTGCGGAACCGTCCGACCCGCCCCCGACGGTCGATGGCCAACAACTTGCGGCCACGATCCGCACGGAAGCTCTCGCCGAAGTGAAACGCATCACGGCAATTCGCCATGTCTGTGCCGGCAAGCACGGCGACATCGAAGCGAAGGCAATCGAGGAGGGCTGGGACGCGACGCGGACGGAGCTGGAAGTCCTGCGCGCGTCCCGGCCTCAGGGGCCGGCGATTCTGACCGGGAGCAAGGCGCCCAGCGCCAGTGCCATCGAAGCGGCCCTGTGCTTGTCGGTCCGGATGCCCGAGGAGAAAGTCCTGGCCTGGTACGGCGAGCAGACCGTCGAAACCGCACAATCGCCCGACCTGCGCGGCATGGGATTGCACGAGTTGTTCTACCACGTGATCCAGGCGGCGGGGAAACACACCCGGCCTGGCCGCATGAACGATGACACCATCCGCACGGCCTTTGAGGCTGACCGCACGTTGCGCGCGGCTGCCCTTGGTTTCTCGACGATCAGTCTTTCCGGCATCCTGTCCAACGTCGCCAACAAGGCCTTGCTGGAGTCTTACAGCGCCATCGAAGCCGTGGCACCGCGCATCTGTGCCGCGACCGATGTCAACGACTTCAAACAAATCACCAGGTATCGGCTCACTGGTCAGGGGACCTTCGAGAAGGTGGCTCCGGACGGCGAGCTCAAACACGCGCAACTGACCGAAGAATCCTACTCGAACCAGGTCGAGACCTACGGCAAGATCATCTCCCTGACCCGGCAGATGATTATCAACGACGACCTGGGAGCGTTCCTGCAAATCCCGCGCATCCTGGGGCGGCAGTCGGCCCTCACGGTCGAGACGGCGGTTTTCACGCTCCTCCTGGCGAACCCGAATAGTTTCTTCAGCACGACCAACAAGAACTTTTTCTCCGGCGCGGACACGTTCTTGCAGATCAGTTCACTGACTACGGCGGAGCAACTGTTCCTCGATCAGACCGACAAGGATGGCAAGCCGATCCTCATTAGCCCGGCCATCCTGCTGGTGCCGTCGTCGCTCAAGGTGACGGCGCAGCAACTCATGACCGAAACGCGGGTCAACGAGACCACGACCACCGATAAGCCGAAACCGGGCAACAACCCGCACGCCGGGAAGTGGATTCCGTTGGCCACGCCTTACTTGAACAACAAGAGCATTCCCGGCTTCAGTGCCACCGCCTGGTACTTGTTCGCCAATCCGGCCGACGTGGCAGCAATGGAGATCGCCTATCTGCGCGGGCAGCGAACGCCGGTGATCGAATCGGGCGAGACCGATTTCGACACCCTGGGGATGAAGTGGCGCGGCTACTTCGATTTCGGGGTCAATGTGCAAGATTTCCGGGCTGCCGTGAAATCAAAGGGGGCAAGTTGATGCATGAGATTGAAGCGAATGCTGAAGAGTGGCTGCCCATCCCAGGATTTCCGGATTACGAAGCGAGCACTTCGGGAACAATTCGCAGTCGGAAGTGGGGATACTGGAAAACTCTTCGCCCTGGACGCCATCCAAAAACTGGGTATTGGCTTGTCTGCGTTCGCGTCAACGGAAAATACGTGACCCGTAACGTGCATCGACTTGTTGCAAGAACTTTCTTGGGTGAGGCCAATGGGAGAGATGTCAATCACAAGAATGGCAACAAGGATGACAATTCATTGGCCAATCTGGAGTATCTGACTCGCGGCGAAAACCACCGCCATGCGTATCGCACAAAGTTGCGTGCCCCTGTTGGAAAAAAGCTGACGGATGAACAAGTGATCCAGATTTCTGAGATGAAAGGCGCGGCCAGTCAGACGACCATCGCAAAACGATTTGGAGTATGCCGACAAACAGTCGGGCTGATTCATAGTCGGCGACGCCATCAAAGCATTCTCGCGTAAAGAGTGTGACGTTATGCCGCTGCCGATCAATGGTGACGCTGCATTACCGATTCCAAGGAGACCAACCATGCCGCAAGCTGTGTTCGTTCACGAGGGGGCCGCCATCGACTACACGCCCACGGCCGACGTGGCCTCCGGGGATGTGGTGGTGCAAGGGGACCTGATCGGCGTGGCCAAGCTGGACATCAAGGCCAACGTGCTCGGCGCGCTTGCTGTCGATGGCGTGTTCGACTTCGCCAAACTGACGACTGTGGCCTACGCAGTCGGCACGATCCTGTACTGGGACGACACGAACAACGTGGTCACCACGACCGCCACCGGCAACAAGCAGATCGGCAAGGCCGTGCGCGCCGCAGCGCTTGCCGATCCAACCGTTCGCGTGAAAGTGACGCAGTGAGACAACCATGCCCGACTTGCTGCAAACTGGTTCCGATTGGCTGGTCGCCCAACTGCAAGCCCATGTTTCCAGGGTTGTCGTTTACCAGCGCGGCGCCGAGGTGGTCTCGGTCCTGGCCACGGTGGGGCGGACGCTGCTCAAGCTCGATGACGGTTACGGCAACGTGCGCATCGAGTGGACCGACCGCGATTTTCTGATTCCAGCGGTTTCCTTGGTGCTTGCTGGCGTGGCCGTGCTGCCCGAACGCGGCGACCTGATTCGGGAGACGCAAGGAGCGACGACCTACGTGTACGAAGTCATGGCCCCCGGCAAGGAACCGGCCTGGCGCTGGTCGGATGTGTACCGCAACCTGCTCCGGATTCACACGAAACAGATCGGAACCGAATGATGGCCACGATTCTCGACATCGCCGATGCCGTGGTCAAGGAACTGAACAACACGACGTTCAGCCAGCCGGTGACGGCCCAGCGGCATTACCTGCCGAAGTTCGACCTGGCGGAGATGAAGGACCTGCACGTCAGCGTGGTGCCCAGAGGCTTGGCCAGCAAGGCGCTCGACCGGAGCCGCGACAACTTCAGCTACCTGGTGGACATCGGCGTCCAGCAAAAGTCCGACATGACCCTGGCAGCCCTGGATGCCTTGATGAATCTGGTCGAGGAAATCGCCGACCACTTCCGGACCAAGCCGATGAGCAACTTTCCCGAAGCCCGATGCACGGAAGTGAAGAACGAGCCGGTGTACGCTCCGCCGCACCTCAACGAGCTACGGCAATTCACGAGTGTCGTCACGTTGACGTTCCGGGTGGTGAGGTAGGCCGATGGTCAAACTGAAGGTCAAAACTCGCGACCAGACCAAGAAGGTCCTGAGCAAGGCCAAGAAGGGAAACATCAAGAGCCTGGGCCATGCCGGTGCGGCCGTTCGCTTGACGGCGCGACGAAGAATTCGCCGCAGCAAGAAGCCGGCGGCGGAAGGGTCGCCACCCCATACGCGGCGCGGCCAGCTCAAGCGAGCCATCGCCTACGCCGTGGAGAAGGACAAGGGGAGAGTCGTGATCGGTCCCAAGCAAGAGATTGTCGGCACTTCCGGCAAGGCGCACGAATTCGGCGGGCGCTACCGCGACGAACAGTACGAGCAGCGGCCGTTCATGGGTCCGGCCCTGGAAAAGGTTCAAGACCGGTTGCCCGCTCTGTGGGCCAATTCGGTTCGCTGAAGGAGGCACCATGTCCGTGAAACTGGGCTTAGATGCCAAGCTATACAGGAATACGGGCACGTTCCCCGCGCCCGTGTGGAACGAAGTCAAAAACGTCAAGGACCTGACCTTGAATCTGGAGGCTGGCGAAGCGGACGTGACGACTCGGGCCAACAACGGTTGGCGGGCGACCGTGGCGACTCTAAAGGATGCGAGTGTTGAATTTGAAATGTTGTGGGATAGCGCCGACGACGACTTTGGAACGATCCGCGATGGTTTCTTGAATAAGACTCCGATCGAGTTCGCGGTTATGGACGGCGACATCACCGTGGCCGGTTCCCAAGGTCTGCGGGCGACGTGCATGGTCACCAACTTCAGCCGCAATGAGCCGCTGGAGGAGGCGATCATGACGAACGTGGTAATCAAACCCACATATTCCGTCAACCCGCCCATCTGGCTGGTGATCCCGTAAGGCTCCGACTCACAAGGCATATGGCCAAGCATTGGAAAAAGAAGCTGGTTTACGACGCACGCCGAGCGCAGGGACTTTGTACCCGGTGTGGCCAGCCTGCACCAGAAGGTCGAAGTTCTTGCCGGGTCCACCAGAGGAAGTTCCTGCTGCGCTATCGAGCACGCAAGGCGGCGGGACAGTGTACCAAATGCAGCCAGCCTTCAGTACCAGGTCAAAACCACTGCTTGGTTCATCAGCAATCGTCCCTAAAGCGTCAACGTCGCATACGTTTGGCCAAAGTGCAAACAGGATTGTGCCGGTATGGGTCTTGTCAACAACCACGACATGAAGGTGATTCAACCTTCTGCTCTTTTCATGCAAATGAGATTCGACGACAACGAAAACGGAAAATACAGCTGCTCAAGCAGGAGGTGTTGGCCCACTACGGAGATTGCCGCTGCGCTTGTTGTGGGGAAAAAGAACTGAATTTTCTCTCCATCGACCATATACACGGAGGTGGCTGTCAACATCGCAAACACGCTCGGATCGGCAATTTCTACGCTTGGCTGAAACGTCATGGATTCCCGAGCGGTTATCAAGTGTTGTGCATGAATTGCAATTTCGCGAAAGGACGTTTTGGTTCATGTCCTCACCAACGGAAAGCGCAGACAGGGTACGAGCCGTTCATTTTTGCGGCTGAGCGAGGAGGAAGCTGTGCGTAGATTCCTGACACTTGTCTTGTTATTCGGCCTGGCTAGTCTTGGCTTCGCCGCGTCCGTTGGCGGCAACAAGGCGCCCGATGGCACGGAGATTCATTGCGATTTGCCCGCGAGCTTGCACCGCAAGAATACGACCTCGCGCGGACAAGGTTGCTGCGTGTGGACCTCGATCCATCACGCGGCAATGTGGCAGAACGTACAAGCCTATCAAGAGGCGCCCCAATGGATCCAAGGAAAAGGAATTGCTGGAGGTGCTCATTCTGGTTCTGTGGCGAAGCAACTCCCCGAAATGGCGAAGGAGCGTGGCTATGCCGATCCGCCGAAGTTTCTGAACTACGAAGGCAACGACTTGGAATTGCTGAAGATAGCTTGTCGCGGTGGGCGATGTCCCGCAGTTACTTACTCGTTCAGTCCAACGGGGCGCTACGGTGGCTCACGTATTGCCCACATGGTCAGCCTTTTACACGCCTCGGATCGTTGGTTCGCCATCGTCGATAACAATCATGTCGGCGCCAACCAGATCGAATGGCTTTCGCCCGCAGAGTTCAAGAAGACCTGGACCGGCATGGGTGGCGGCTGGGCCGTGATTCTGCTTTCTGGTGGACCGCCGCCACCGCCGAAGAATTGACCAACAGCACCACAGGAGAACCTGCATGTTCCTGACACTCATGACAACGGCATTGATGGTGGCCGCCTGGGGCCGGTCGGGCTGCGTGAGCGAGTCCGCTGCCCGTGCGGCAGCTCCGGAAACGTCCAAGATGGGCCAACGTCCCCAGAACTTTGGGATCGACCCGGACTGGACACCCAACGGCGAGAAGTTCACGATCAACGGCGTTCCAATCACCAAGGAACAGGCCAAGCGCCTGTTGACGGTTCCCACTTTGGAGGATGACTCGGGAAAACTGCGCCTGACCGTCATCGGCAGCAAGGACGAACGGCGGCGCGTCCTGGAAGACCTCGGGCGGGAACCCCTCAATCGCTTCGGACCAAGCTTCGTGGTCCAGGCTTATGACCCGGCGGACTGGGCGGTGGCCAACTACGGGTTCGTCACGACCGGCAAGCCGACCATTTACGTGCAGGAGCCTTCGGGCAAAGTCTTGCACCGCCAGGATGATTATGCCGACGGCGCGGTCGGTTTGTGCAAGGCCCTGGAGGCAATCCGCAAACCCGATCCCAACTACGACCGCACGAAAGACCCCGACCTGCGCATCGGACCAGCCCGCACGAAATGGCTCCTCATCGGCGCGGCCGTCTTGGTGGTGTTGCTCCTGATGAAACGAAACTCCAACGGAGGAAAATGACATGTCCCTCTTGGACCAACTGCAAGGTTATCGCACCAAACTGGCCGCACTCGTCCTGGCGATCCTCGCGGCCAACGAAGTGAGTCCCTTCCTGCCTGCTCAATACATCAGTGGCATTCTGTATCTGGCGGGGGCCGCCGGACTGTACTTCCTGCGCGAGGCCGTGGAACGGCTGAAACAGAAGGTGGACCAGATTCCGCCCAAGGGGTAACGCTGGTGAACCACGTTCTACGCTATGCCGTCTACGGCGACCCGGAACGCCGCCGGCTGTTGGCAACTTTCAGGGACATTGGCGATGCCATCGCCTTCATTCACGTTCGCGTACCAATAACCGGTTGCATTGTGGACACGACTACCGACGAACAGATTTGGCCAGGGAAACGATGAAAACCTTCACCGACAATGCCGGCCGGATTTGGACGGTGGCCATCAACGTGGCGGCCGTCAAGCGGGTGCGCGGCTTGCTCGGCGTGGACCTGTACAAGCTGATGGATGATGGCTTCAAGCCGATGGCGGCGCTGGTCAGCGACCCGGTGCAGCTCGCCGACGTGCTCTATTGCCTGTGCAAGGAAGAGACGGACGCCAGGCAAGTGAGCGACGAGGACTTCGGCCGCGCCCTGGCTGGGGACGCGATCACGTTGGCGGCGGATGCCTTCGTGGAGGAACTGATTGATTTTTTCCCCGATGCCCGAGCGCGGGCCGGATTGAAGAAGGTCCTGGCGACCGGCCGTCAGGTTCGAGATCGGCTCATGGACCACTTGGAGAAGCTGGTCGCGGGGATCGACCCGAACCGCGAGGCGAGCGACTGGATCGCCTCGTTTGGCAGCTCGCGGGCATCGTCGGCATCGACCCCGGACCCTTCACCTTCCGCGAGCTGCTGACGATGGCCGATGCCAAGAGCCAGCAATGCTGGGCGCATACGTCGGCACTTCTGGCGATGCTTGCGAACGCCAATCGCGATCCCAAGAAGTCGCGGACCTTCAAGCCCGCTGACTTCAACCCACACTTGTGCCGCAAGACGCGGACTGTGGCCAAGGTCGGCATCCAGGTGCTGAAGCAGGTGTTCGTGGAACGTCCGGAGAAGTGACATGCCTTCAGCCAACGGAATACGGGCTGGCGCTGCCTTCATAGAACTCTACACCAAGGATTCTCGCTTGGTGAAGGGCCTGGATGCCGCCGCCCTGAAGCTGAAAGCCTTCGGCGCCACCATCAAGGACATGGGCACAAAGATCGCCGGCATCGGCTTGTCGCTGACGCTTCCCTTTGTCGGCGCTGCCAAGAGCTTCGCCGACATGGGGAGCAACTTGGCCGACATGAGCCAGCGGACAGGCGTGTCAGTGGAAGCCTTGTCGGGACTGGGATTCGCGGCGGAGTTGTCCGGGGCGGACATGGAGACCCTGGAAACCGGCATTCGCAAGATGCAACAGCGGATCGTCGATGCCAAGGGCGGTTCCAAGGAAGCACAACAGGCACTGGCCCGGCTCAACCTCACCGTGGACGACCTGGCCAAACTCACGCCTGATGAGCAATTCAAGCTGTTCGCCGACCGCTTGAGCAAGATTCGAAACCCCACCGTGCGCGCCGCTCTGGCCCTCGACATCTTCGGCAAGTCGGGAACCAAGTTGTTGCCGGTGATGGCCAATGGCGCCCAGGGGATCGAAGAACTGGAAGAGCGCGCCAGAAAGCTCGGGCTGACCATGTCCACCGAGGACGCCGAGGCTGCCGACGAATTCGGCGACACGCTCGACACGTTGTGGAAAGTCCTGAAGAAATCGGTCTTCGCCATCGGCGCGGCGCTGGCCCCTGCGCTCACGGAGCTCGTGGAAGGGATCATTGCGGCGGTCAAGATGACCACCGACTGGATCAAGAAAAACAAGGACCTGGTGGTCACGGTTTTCAAGATCGCCGCCGCCATTGCTGCCGGCGGCCTCGCCCTGATTGCCATTGGCGGCATCGTGTCCACAGTCGGCGCGGCGCTCGGCTCGGTTGTGACGATCTTCTCGGCCGTTGGCACGGCTATCGGCGTGATCGGTTCCATCCTTGGTGCTCTTTTGTCGCCCATCGGCCTGGTGATCGCCGGGGTCACGGCTCTGGCTGCGTTTCTGCTTCATGCTTCTGGCGTCGGTGGTGCAGCACTTGCTTGGCTTGGAGAACAGTTCAATGCGCTCAAGGACACGGCGCTGGCCGCCTGGCAGGGGATCGCCGACGCCTTGGCCGCCGGCGACCTGGGCCTGGCCGCCAGGATTGTCTGGCTCACCCTCAAGCTGGAATGGAAGAAGGGGCTGCTCTGGCTTGAGGAAAAATGGCTCGACTTCAAGAACTTCTTCGTGGACGTGTTCTTCCGGGCTGTCTTTGGTCTGGCGCGGTTACTCAATGACGCCTGGGCTGGAATCCAAGTCGCCTGGCTGGAATCGCTGGCATTCCTGTCCGATGCCTGGACCGGTTTCATCAGCTTCCTGCAAAAGGGCTGGAACCGCTTCGGAGGTTTTTTCCGGAAAGTCTGGGCACGGGTCAAGAGCGTGTTCAGCGGCAAAGACGCGGAAGCGGAAATCGCTCGGATCAACGACGAGGTTGCCCAGCAGGATAAGGAAATCACCGCCAAACGCGACATGGCGGTGCGTGAGCGCGAGCAGGAACGGCAGCGCCGCCGGAACGAAATCGAACGCGACCGTGCCGGCATCGAGGGAGAACTGAACCGCATGCAAGACCAGGAGCGCGCCGAGCGTGAAGCCAGAAAACAAGCCGAACTTCAGGAAACCGAGGACGACCTGGCCCAGGCCCGCCGCGAGTGGGAACAAGCCCTGGATGAGGCCGCCAAGAAACGCGCTGAGCGCGAGGCCGAACGCGACTTGCCGCGCCTGCGGCGCGCCAAGGAAATCGAGGGGCTCGATGAGCTCATCGACACGACCCAAAAGAAGATCGACGTGCAAGGCACGTTCAACCCGCTGGCCATTCGCGGTCTGGGCAGCGATTCCCTGGCGGAACGGACGGCCAAGGCCACGGAGCAAGTGGCCGCCAACACCAAGAAACTTGTCCAGGAAGCCCAACACGGCGGACTGGTGTTCGCGTAAGGATCACCGATGCCTGCCATCATCGAAAAATTCGATAGCCGCGAGAGCACGGTCGGCGTCGATAGTCCGACGGTCGATTTGCAGTTCATGGTGTTGGGTACCGACGACGATGCCGAAGTCCGCACACTCGTGGAATCGACCATTCCGGCCTTCTATGCGGGGTTGGTTTTTCAGAGCTACCACATTGCCCCGCAAGGTGGCGGCGTCTGGGAATCTTCGGCCCGCTACGGCAAACTGGAACCGAAGGAAACCGGTGAATCGTCCTTCTCGTTCGACACTGGCGGCAACACCACGCACATCACACAAAGCTTGCAGACGGTGGCCAGTTACGCGCCGCCTGGGGAAGACCCTCCTGACTTCCAGGGAGCAATCGGTGTCTCCGGCGACAGCGTGGAAGGGACCGACATCACCATCCCCGTCTACAACTTCACCGAAACGCATTACATCCCGGTCGCGCTTGTCACGCCCGCGTACAAGGCCGCGCTTTTTTTCCTCACGGGGAAAGTGAATCTGTTCCCGTTCAAGGGCTTCGCTCCCGGCGAGGTGCTGTTCCTGGGTGCCAGTGGTTCACAGCGCGGCCAGGAAGACTGGGAGCTTACGTTCCGGTTCGCCAGCAGTCCCAACGTTACAGGACTGACCATCGGTGACATCGTGGGCATCGACAAACGTGGCTGGGAGTACCTCTGGGTCCGCTACGAGGACGCCGAGGATGCCAACGTGCTCGTCAAGCAACCCAGCGCCGTCTACGTGGAACAGGTGTATCCGTATGGGGATTTCACGGGACTGGGAATCGGAACATGAACAATGGGCGACGCCTTCAAGAAAGTCCAGACCGGCCAGCGGCTGACGATCCCCGCCGAGGCCTACAACGCTTTCATCGACACGGCCCTGGCGGCGCGCGGGCGGCAGCAGTTCGGAGCGGATGCCTCTCCCTTCTTCCGACAATCCGGAATCGCCAAGGTGAAGAACTTGACGGGAGCTCACCGCGAACGATTCGCCATTGTCGGTTTGGGCAATCCCCTGATCCTGCCCAGCGAGAACGAGGAAGAGTTCAAACGGCAGATCGCTTTCGACGGCCTCCCGCCAAGCCAGAGCGGCCGCTTGGCCATTTTGTTGGAGCCGATCCCGGCGGGAAAAATCGGCCTGGCGGTGGTCGCGGGCGTGGTCCCGGTCCGTCTGCTGGTCAATCCGGCGCAGTTGTACGACTTCGCGGACATCATGACCGGAAACACGCACGCGCTTCGCAACGTCCCGGCCGGGTCGGCGCGCGTGTTGTGGGTCGATGGCAGCGGCTCAACCGAGCGTTGGGCCATCGTGCGCCTGGAAGGGGCCGACTATCAGGCGCATGTGTTCATTCTCAGCAACGTTCCCGATGCCGCCGGGTTCTTTCCGGGCGTCGTGCAACGTTACGACGTGGCGACGGCTTCCTGGCAGACCCTGTATCCGTGCAAGGTGCTGGACATCAACCAATGACCATGCCCCCGCGAGCGCTGGCGCGATTCCTGGGAACCCACGACGGCGTTCCGGCCTTTGGCTTCGGTTGTCATGTGAATGACGATGACCGGCGCGTATTGGCGCGGTTCCTTGGCATGAAGAACGACACACCGGTGTTCGGATACTCGACGTGCGAGTTCCCACGCATCGGACGGTATCTGATGCGCTTTGTCGCCATTTCGGCCGCTGGCATGCCCGTCTTTGCGCTGGGCTGCTGCCCGGAAACCTTGAGCGGCTCTTCTGGCGAGAGCTCCGGGTTTAGCGGGTTTAGCGGGTCAACTGGAGAGAGTTCCGGGGACAGTGGTGAAAGCTCCGGCGACAGCGGGACCTCTGGAGAGAGTTCCGGGGAGAATGGGTCCACTGGCGAGAGCTTCGGTTCATCTGGCGATTCCTCCGGGGAGAGTTCGGACGTTGCTTCAGGCGACACTGGCCAAGTCTCCGGAGATGTTTCGGAAATCGGCGGTGACATGGGCTTCGGTTCCGCATCGAGCGGCACCTTTGGGGAAAGTGGTGTTTCGGGCGGCAGTGCCAGCGGCGGTGGTTTCGGAGATGGCGGGCTCGGTTTCGGTTCGAGCGGTGTGAGCGGTTCATCCGGAGAGGGAGTCTCCGGAAGCGTGGGCGGATCGGCACCGGGTGGTGCTGGGGGCATTGGTAATGGCTCCGTGTCCGGCTCAGGATCGTTTTCCGGTTCGGGACCTTCGGCTGGATCATTCAGCGGTTCCGGACCACCCGGCGGCGGGGGAGTCGGTGCGGGTGGTTCCGAACCGGGTTCGAGCGGAATTAGTGGCTCGGACTTCGGCAGCGTGGCTTCTGGGACAGGCGTTACGAGCGGTTCCACTGGAAGCGACGCGAGCAGTGTCG